AAATATTATTGATGAAACTAATGATAAATTAGATTATAATTTCAAGGAGGCATTACACCCAATTAATCCATTCAACATAGAACCTCCTAAGATAACAGATATACATATTAACTTACTTAAGCAGTGGGATAGCGTTAGAGATAGCGTTAGAGATAGCGTTAGGGAGAGCGTTTGGGATAGCGTTAGGAATAGCGTTTGGGATAGCGTTAGAGATAGCGTTAGGGAGAGCGTTAGGAATAGCGTTTGGAATAATGTTTGGAATAGCGTTGGGGATAGCGTTAGGGATAGTGTTTGGTCATATGTCTCTTCCTTGTACCCTGGAATAAAAAAGTGGAAATATATAGATCACAAGAAAGGAGTTAATCCTTTTCAACCCAATATAGATCTTTGGCATATGGGTTTAGTCCCTAGCTTTGATGGTAAATTGTGGCGATTGCATGGCGGTAAAGAGGGTGAAGTTTTATTTGGAATAGACAAGGTGAATTTATGAGAAAAAGACGAAATATAAAAAAACTATACATTGATTATGAACTTAAAATCAAAAAGTGTAGTATCTGCGGAGAGATTAAACCATTTGGACAGTTTTATTTTGGCGAGTACGAACAAATTAAGTATGCGTGTATTGATTGTTATAAGAGAGGAAACCTATTGAGATATTATGAAAGAGTATTGAAAAAATTACAAGAAGACAGAGGAAGTATTCAAGAAAAAAGCGCAAAAGAACAGAAGGCCGAAAGAGCGTATCAAGCTCTTGTAAAGATTCAGTACGACACGGCACTGAACAAATCAAAGATGCTAGATACAAAAAATTTGGATTAGGTCTAGGTAAACGATGATTCGGTGTCTCTGCGTTTATTATAGTATTTAATTCTCTGGGCCAATGGTTTTACTGCGGTTTCGCCAAAAATGATATCTTCATCCTGTTTTGCCGGATAATGGGCCTTAAAATTGCCAGCTACCTGCTGCCTGATGGCCTGTATCGCGATACAAGCGGCGACTACTCTGTCCTTACTGTTTAGTATGACATTACCATCAGGCTCAACTACAAGGGTGATCATCTCCTTTAAAAGCTCTGGGTCTTTTATCTTTAAGATACCATCTCTGTATAGCTCAACGAAATCATCAAGCATTGCCATTTTAGTTTTCTTATTGGTTAGCCAACCCAGTTTCGGAGTTATCTTCTCTGCTCTCTCTTCCTTGACCATTCTTAGATAGATATTAGGGTAATCGTTCTCTTTTATTTTTGCCACAGTCGCATGGCCATGGTTGTTTTTCTCTGGAGCAAGTAGGGCGTCTTTGTAATATTTACCAACCCGACACATCTCTGTACCGAATAGGTCGGGGTCTAATCTTCCATAAAAGGAGAATGTCTGGTTATAATCTTTGTCAATACCAAACATAGCAGAAGCGTCACCACTTTCAAGCCCCTCGGCAACATCACCACCTATGGCGTATACTTTTTTATCCTTGACCTTTTCGTATAATTTATATCTACCATGTTCCTCTTGACAAAACTCTCCATTGCCGTTAAATTCCCCCTCGATTACCTCCGTAGTCAGACATGCAAGGTCATCCATTATTCTGCTTATTTCGAATACCGTTCTTCCCGAAGCGATAAACGCCTCCTCCGGGGAGGACGGATATTCTTGTTTAAACTGAGTAACCGGATCGAGCAAGGCACTACCTAACTCGTTTCTTATTTTGTATCGTCGCCAGTTTATTTTGTTGTCTGTGATTTGAGGGTGTCTTTTTTGGATGTCTCTCTCTTCTCTTGTTGCGGAGAAGTCCCTATCTGTTTTGATTTCATATTCGGAATTGTCGAACCAGGGGAAGAAAATGGGTGTAAAGTCTGAGTCGCCTTGCTCGGCCGCCCTCCACCTGTTGTAAAACTCTTCTCCTTTTCCTCCCATTCCATTGGCCGTGGATTCAATGATAATTGCAGTCCCAGGCTTAAGCGGTACCGATTGGAACAGTCCTGACACAGTAACACCGGCATCTGGCCAGAAAGCAAATTCTGAGCAATGGAGATAATGAATTGTCCCGGATCTTCCTGCCGTAGTTCTTCCAGCAGTCTCAAGGCCGATTGACGACAACAGGCCCGGGTTGGCATCTCTCGCTTTTTCATCCGCATTTTCAAAGACAAGTGCTTTTTCATTTGAATACCTCTTCATTGGTCTAATATCTAGTGGTGAAAAATCATAATATCTTTTAGTCATATTAAACAAGTTATTTGTTGAGTCTCTGTCATGAGCGATAACAACGCCTTTTCTATAAAAAGCGGTGGCCGTTTTATGGTAAAGGTAGGCAGTACCCCAGGTTGATATGCCTAATTGCCTCGCTTTTAAAACAATTATTCTCACCGGCTTACCGGCCATCTCTGCCTTTGTAACTATGTCCGTTAATTGTCTTTGATAGGTATTGTTGTTTAGGCCTACCAACATTGAATCTTTAGTAAGTATCTTTAAAAAGTTTTGAGAATAAAAGTTAATATCAAGAATCGGATTCATCTGATTTAACTACCTCACCTTCTATCGTGTTTTTTGCAAGTAGCGCTTGTAGATAGTCCTCGATGCTGGACCTGGGAGCATCTATAGTTATATCTTTAACTTCCGTGACTTTGCCAACTAGTCTATCAAGTAGGAAACTAAACCTAGCAGGGTCGCCCTTCTTGATACCCTCCGTTAGTGTTTTGATTACTAGGAGGTCAAATGTTTTTGTTTTCGGGTCGTAAAAAAATTCATTCAATTTCTTAACCGGCATATTAATGTATCGATCAATAAGAATAACAAGAAGAGTCTTATTCCTATTCTTCATTTCTCTCACTTCTTTTGGTTCTTTAGTACCGGAGGGATTTCTACACTCGCCTTTTTGGATAATCTTTAGATTTTTTTTAGATGCTAATGCGGAGCCTTTGCCTGGTCCTTCCATTGTCTTCCTTCGGCTGCTCACAAGTGTCGTGAGTCCTGATAATATTATATTACCTCACATAAAGTAGAAGTTGGCAAATTTGCTATTTTGACTCACCCTCAAATAGCGAGAACCCTTTCTTTATTACAAGGATCCCGAATGATTTTGACTCTGAGCGGTCGCACTGTTAACTTCCCTCATCTGCTAGAAAAGTCTACAAAAGGGAGAATGCGATGGCGTTGATAAAGATTTTCTTAAAAATAGTATTCGCACTGGCAGGGGTCTACTTCCTCTACAGTTTTAGTATCCCCTTCTTTAATGACCCGCTAATTAGGTTAAATGATGATGCCATAAACAAAGTAGAGCTTTCGCCAATGCCTGTCTCGGTAGATGGGTGGCCACCGACTGCAACCGCTAACAGCGTTATATATTACCGGGTCAAGGAATAAGAGGTAGACAAGTTATTTATCTAATTTGTCTCTGATCCACTTGATATCATCCCTGATGTATTTTAAATGATTCCTAGTGTCTTCTCTAGCATCGGCGGCCTCTTCCTTTAGGCTTTGAATCTTAACGTCATTGGTATTTGTCCTAATAATAGCAGCGCTCCCTGCTGTTATTGCGGTTACAAGGGACGCGGCTATAACTATCGGTACTGCTTTAGACAAGATTGTGTTTTTTGCCATCATAATCCCTTATTCTTAAAGTTCTGCGGATGCCGTCCAGGAATAATTATAATACGCACCGTTATTTGTAGAGTCGCTTGTCATATAGCAACCAAATGAATCGACATAATTATTTAATAATGTTGGGTTGGTTGTTGCAGGAAAACCAATCTCAGAACCATAAGCGAAAGTCATTGTGGGTGCAGCACGTTTTGTAGTTTTAAACCCAACAAAAGAGTGGTAATTTTGCCCACTGGTAGACATCCCCGACCATCCTTGGCCATATGTACCTGCACCAACTTCGTAGTACCTTTGACAAGCGTGGAGATCCTCACCATATGGTTTTGCTTCAAATGCTGTGTATACTCCAATCTCTAGCTTTGCCCCTGATATCTCGATATAATCTCCAGTATCAACAGTAGTAGAACCAAAAGCGGTATCGGCCGCAATCAAAGCGTACAATGAAAGGGCACTTGGCGCCGCAGTTATGGAGCTATTCCCTTGCAATAATTCCCAAGCTCCTCCACCAGTGTGGGTATTACTAGCAACTTCCGCACCTGTTGAATATAGTACTAACCTAGCATCTGCATTGTCTGATTTTACCCATGCGGATATCGTTACTGATGTTTGACCATTAAACTTAGTATAATATTCTATCGGCTGAGAAACCCCCATTACACCGTTGCCAGTATTTGTGGCAATCATTTTAAGAGATTTAGACCCTGACAATGCTGCTGGTTGGCTAGCCGTTACTTGTTGAATGTCTGCTGTCGTCGTGGCCAGAGTCGTTTTCCATCTATCTATCGAATATGTACTATTGGTTGCTCCGGTAGCGGTAGTTATTGCAGTTCTTTGATTGATCTGTATATCCGCGTTGTCTAACCAATTTCGGTGAGGTGGTTCTACGGTTGTTCTACCATTAAGCAATTCAAGCTCTGTCTGGTCTACTGTAGACACGTCAAAAGCAGATGTTCCATTGTATACAGGTACAAAATTGTCTGTACCTGCCGCCAATGGCGTTCCACCTGCAACAATGTAAACAGATGCCGAGGCGGTTGCTACGCTTAATATTCCCGTTGAGTCGAGATAGGCAACTTCTGTATTTGAATAGTTTCTGAAGGAAACAGTATTAGCGCCAATATCATCTCCCATTCTAATGATTTGTTCTATTCCAGAGGGTACCGTAATAACATCGACATGATCTCTAGTCGTGATCATTTTACCAGAGCTGCTATGTGCATATGTTATTTCTGCAATCTCCATGACTTTGCCGGTCGAAGGTACAACATTAGTTAGATTACCTCCGGTAGCCATGTATACAGTATCGCCATCATTCCATGATTCGGAAGTACCTGGAGAACCAGTGCCATCGGTATCAATATTTGTTATTTCTCCGCCAATTCTTACTAATATTTGTTGACCGTCTGTTTTAGTTTCGGCCGCAACTCCTATTGCGTGAATCTTTGCGGAATTGGTATTATCACATAATGATACATCTGCTGTTTGACCAGTTGCCCCAGAAGTATAAACACATTGACCTATTGTTATTCCTCCCGCTTCGCTAACCCTACCCTGTATAGTTAGTGCCGATGCAGCGGCAGCGCCCACATTAGTGATATTGCTTCCATCACCAGCAAAAGCAACAGCGGATAGTTGCGTCCCGTCAAATGATAAGTTTGGAGATGATTTAACTCTATCGCTTGCGTCAAAGTATGCAACTTCTGTTGCAGTGCCAGAGCCGGTTACTACAGGTGTAGAGCTAACTGTTAACGTGCCTTGAAAGTCAGAGTCTAAGTAATGTATTACTGATGCACTAGAGGCAAGCATAACGGGCGTTGATGCTGCTCTAATGTCTATTGTATCGACATCAGCAGTTGACTCAACGTTTATATAAGTATCGCCGTCAGCATCTTGTATCGCAGAGTTAAAACCACTTGATACTATTTGCGTCCAATTAGTAGAGGATCCACTGTCTGTTTTACGATAAATAGTCCCAGTTCCACTTTGAAAATACAAAGAACCCTCTGCACCTGTTTTTGCAACAGAACTTGGATCATCAGTATCATTAGTTATAAATCTCAGGTCGCTACTTTTAAACTTAAAGTTAGACTTAAGTGCCTTAACATCAGATCCGTTAAATATAACCGCTTTGCCACCATATTGCGCATTAGCAGTAAAACATAAACAAGAGATCAAAAAGACAAAAGAAAATAGTAGAAACTTCATGTAATTATCCTTTAAAATTAATAGCTATGTAACCCGTTGATATAGCAACATCCTTCATATTCCTAAGACCTAAAGCAGTACCCGCCGGTAGCTTGACCTCAACAGCGCCGCCGCCCAGAGGCAAGATACATTCAAGGACCGGAGTACCCGCTGGATCAGAATAAAGACCAATAAACTCTCCGATATCCTCAACCGATTGCACCATTTGTATTTCATTTGCCAAGGATGCAACGATAGTGACGGGTGTAGCGGATGATTTTGGTATAGACGTTGTTCCCGTGTTTAATAGCGGGGTTGTATCTATAAAATCTAAAACGTCTAGGTGCCTAATCTTCGTTTGTGTCACGGGTAATTTCATGTAACAAGTGCTCATAGTTATATCCTCTTACAGTTAATTATTGCGCTTATTGATATCTCTCCCGAATCAATTGTCACATAAAGCCTAGCGTAGTAATATGAACACTCGTTAACTTCCCAATTGGAAGACCCAGCACCACTGATAACACATTCGGAATCAGGTAAATCATACCAATTTATCCGATCTGTTGAGATTTGAATTTTAATAGAACCTGTTAATGCCGCCGTTTCCTCAGTCCATTGGGCCGAGATGTCGTACTTATTTTGATTTACTATTTGTTCGTTAGAGGCGGTGCTAGAATCATACGTTTGAACGCCGTTGCCGCCGAATAAACGGATAGCACCCTCTACTAGATTACTTGATGTCATAAATTTCCCCCATTGAAGTGATATATATATGGTACGATATTAATACAGATTTTGACAACAGAGAATTTACATTTAAAAATACTGTATGAAAAAACTTAAGCGATATTTCGAAAAATTCGACTTGGTTGAAACTATAATGTTTTTGCTGGTTTCTCTTTTCGTTCTGGCCGGATGGTCATTTATTCACTAGTTGAATACGTTGCAGATCGTAGATCTATCGTTTTATGCGGTAATTGAAAATGAAAATGCAACGCAGTACCGCCATGATGTATACATGTACAATGATTGTCTATTCTCTTATAATTCCTATTGCAATAGTCAACTATTTCTTTGGCTTCCTCGTCGGTAAATAGCCTTTTCCACCCATCATTTGTCCAATGCTGGTCTCTACCATCAAAGGCCAAATATTCTTGATGCACTCCACTTTCTTTAATACCGACTTTGCCTCTTATTCTAGTTATAAAAAGATGTTTGTCGTATAGCCGCTCAAGTCTATTATCTATATCAACAGCGAGCATTTGCAACATTTTAGGAGCACCGTAAAACTCTTTTGCAACTTGTGGGGTCTTAAAATTTATCATGTAGTTACCTGTCAGTAGGTTTATAAGTGTAATTATTTCGATAACGTATACCATCTATTCTCCGCAATAATCACTCCTTAACCTAATGCTTTCTTTCATCCAAGGCGTGATTTCAATTGCCCAAGCGTTTTTATGAAACCCTGTGAACTCCTCGCAGTAATCTAGATCCATTTCATAGACTTCACCAATCCGCTTTGCATTATATACATCATATTCATGACAAAAGCATGACTGAAAGTGAAAACTGATAGTACACCGCTCTTGAGGTTCAATTCTTGGTATCATTTTGCAATGCATTGATTTACAACTACACATCGCCAATATTAGAAATATAAGCATCTTTGTCATTATTTAATACCGCCTCATCTAGCTTAGCTATTAACACTTTCCCCTGCTCAGTATCAACAACTCTCATTCCTTTTCTTACACAATGTAGGAGCACGGGTCCAACAAACTCATCAAACAATTCTTCTATCACAAAAACAGCAAGACGGCCCTTTAGGCCGCCTGTTGCACTGACTTTTAGGATCTCTTTTAGAAGTATCGAAGTTAAAGCACTTTTACTAAAAGCCAGGATAAGATCTTTAATTTTATCCTCGTCAAGGTTAAGGTCTGACATTATTTTTTAGTGACTGCCTTCATAATCTTACTTATAAAATATTCAGGACTTGCCTTAAGGGCAAATTCGGCCCCTACGCCTTTCCCCTCATACCCTAGAGTTAAAACTAATTTACCATCTACATAATCAAATTCAATATCAAATTCTTTTGAAATTTCAACTTCTGCGATAGGATTCATTTCTTTCTCCTTGCTAAAACTTTTATAATAGAAAATACAATCTCAAAGACACTATTAGATTTTACTTTTGGTATCTGTGCTAATATCTCAGATATGGCCAATAGTGCCGTGAGAACTAATACTACCATTTGATTACTCATTTAGTTTTTGCTCCTTTGCCCTTTCTTCGGTTTACTTTAGTCTTTTTTTGGGCAATTCTGGCCAGGGATGCTTTAATTATCTCGGGTTCTTTCTTTTTTACCTTGATTATATCAGTAAACTTTTTAGTTTCAGCTTCCGAGGTAAGCAAAACATTATAAACTGACCGGATACTCCTTGCCTGGAAAAACTCTTCGTTGTGCTTCATTACAATCATTCCAGAAATAGGATTTAACCAGCCATCATTATGGGCAAAACCCTCTCTAACAATTACTTTTACTTTATAATATTTATCCATCAATACACCTCGGTTACTGTTACAAATGCGCTTGCTGTAGCTTCTATTATACGAACATATGGTGTGGTAGTGTCAATCAAAAAATACTCCGTTGAGTTAGGAGGAATTAGCGCGTCATTAGTATCAGCTGCTGATATCGTTGCACCACCAAAAGAGATATGGGCCGCTTTGTCTATTGTTGTAACTCTGATAACTTTTGATTCCGCATATTTTTTTGTTTTACCTGCAAATGGATCAGTAGATGCTACTGGGGCCAGTTTGTAAGTGACCGATGGGGCACCTAATGCAAAGATGCTCATCGTGTCGTTGTTTGGCCATGTACCCATTCTTACATTTCTAGTTGTGTTGGGGATGATAGCGAATAGATTAAATGATGCTAAAAAGATAGCTATAGCTATTAGTTTTTTCATTTCTTTTTCTCCTCTCTTCTGGAAGTATCACGTTTTGATTCTTGGAATATTGATTGGAATGCTGGCCTTACCAATTTAGATGGCACCTTAACTGCCTTGGCTGCGGCCTTTGCTGTCTGTCTAACTGCCTGAGCGCCTAGCCCTCCTATTGCAAAGTTAAAAGGGTGTGTCATTATCTGAGTTATAGCAGTCCCTGATGGGTTTATAGGCTCACCGATTTGCGATAGATAAGTTAGGTTGTTTCTGAGTGTTTTAAACTGTCTCGCTCCTATTGCTTCTTTAATAACTTCGTTCTTCTTGTTGATCTCTTTTAAAACAGTCGGTGCACTAAAAGATCCCTTTGCTGTCTTCTTCTTGAAAATGTCGAAAATATATTGCTTCCCTGCATCTTCTACTGTCTTTTTATCGACGACGTTTGAAAACTTTTTTAATGATTTTGTATCTAAAAAGATCTTATCCAATACCCTTTCAGATGCTGCCTCTTTTTTGCCCAGTAGCCCCACTGATCCAAGATCTTCTCTTTTAAGTATCTGATCACGCCACAGATCCCTGGCCTTAGTAAATTTCTTGGCAAGCTCTGGATTCTGTAGTTTTAAGAGATCCCCGGTTTCATTCTTGAACTGGTCCGAAGCTTTACTTAATAGAACGTCTGAAAACTCTCTCTTTTGACCAAAATTAATGGAGCTATCTATTGTTTTTCTAAGGGCGTCTATGGTGTTTACGTTAACGCCCTCTGTTTTGTTTAGCTCATCAAAAACATCCCCTAGCACACCCTGGACTTTTAGCCACTGGTCTTTAGCGACACCTGTCGCTGCTGAGTAATCTTTTGGAACGATGACACCGTCTACGGCCTTGAACATGTCAAGTTCTTGTATCTTCCCTAGAAACCTACCTTTAAATGCCCTCGATGGTATCTCGAGCCGCTTGCCTTCTTTCGCTACCTCTTGGAATAGTCTTGATGCTTCATTCTTTATTTTGGTAACAGTCGTATTGGCCACATCTTTAAGGCCCTCACCTATTACTCCCCTTTTTGTATCTAAATCTAAATCACCGATGATGTTTTCTACTTTCAATCTGGCGAGTTTTTGTTGTTTGGACACTGCTTTGTTGATTGATCTCCCGACTATTGGTAGCTCTGCCAATGCTCTCTCTTGTTTTCCAAGGAATCCACCGGCCATTTGACCAAATGTTGGGCTTGGTAAACCTTCTTCCGCTGCAATACCTGCTAGTTTTTGACCACCCTCTGATAGTACCTTTGGTGCAAGTGCTCTAAAGCCTTTGCCTATAAGTTGACCACCACCCTCGCCAGCGCCACTTAAAAGCCCGGCCAAAGCTATCTCTTTTGCTCTCTCGCCACCTGATGCTACTTGTGGTATCCCGCCTTGGGCCGCAAGCAATTGTCTTGCTCCTGATCCCACGGCACCACCTAGTGCGGCACCTCCTATCGCCCCTGGTACATTCCCTAAAGCTGCCCCGGCTATGCCGCCTAAAGCACCCCCTGCCAACTCTGGTAATGCGCCAGCAAACTCTGCAACATCGGCCTCGCTAAAGCCTGGTGCATTTACTGGTCTTATTTGACCGTCTTGCAAAACGCTATAATCGCCAGCTTCATCCTTAAAGACGTTACCCTCTCCAAATTGTTGGATAAGCGCAGCTTCTCTATTTGCTAGCAATGGTTCAGTTGAAAATGCAAGCCTTTGTGTCACACCTAAAGAGGCCTCTGGTATCTCTGGTATTGGTGCTAACTCTTGGGCGACTCTTGCCTGTTCTTCTGCGACAGCTTGGTTTAACTGTTCTTCTGATAGAGCGTCTAATTGTATATTTGAAACACTCGGCGGTGCCTGGGTTGGGGCTTCTTGTGCCTGTAAACCAGTAACCGCTTGGTTAAGTTGCTCGTCTGACAATTGATTCAAGTCAACCATTAGAAACCCCTGGCCCTTAAAAAGTTAATTTTCTCTTCCCTTGTCATTTGCTCTGGAGCGGTGCCTGCCGGTGGCCCTGCCTGCGGTGCTATCGGTCCCGCTACCGCTTGGGGGATCACATTCAATTGAGGAGATTGGTCTAGCGGTGGCTGTAGTGCAGCAGTTCCTGGTGGCAATGGCCCAGCAAATTGCTGCTCGCCTGGTCTAATTATGCCTGGGACATCTGGCAATGGTGTATCGAAACTAACAGCGGAGGTATCGAATCCGGCCTTGGTCAAGGTGTCTACAAGCCCTCGTTGTTTAGTGACCAACAGTCTATTTACGTTGGCCAATTTGTTTTCGGCAACCTGGGGTGTGTCACCTAGTTTTGGAAACATCTTTGCGTATTTTATCTCATCTTCCTTTCTTAAAACCCCACCTTCCATGTATCTACCAAATGCCTGTGATGTCGCTCGTATTTGTGAGTCCATTGTCTGCGCTCTGGTATCATAAGGGTTTAGCCCGGCAACTGTTCCTTTTATGGGACCGAACACATCTTGGTTTTGGCTTATAGTGGTCTTGATATCCTCTAATAATTCCGGGATGAGAGATCCTTCATTTACATTGGTGATGTCTTTAGCACTTAGACTCTTCGGAGCATTTGATTTAATCTCCAGCTGGGCAGCAAACTTCTTCCCTTCTCTGGTCTGAATGAATGGCTTATTTAGTTCAGCTACTTCTCCCTTTAGCTTCTGTTTTTGTAGCGATTCAATCTCTCTCTTGTTGGCCCCTATCCTACCGCCGGCCTCTGCTATCACTCCAGCGATCCCAGACAAAGCCTCGGCATCTCCTTTAGTGAAGGAGTCTTGTATCTTTTGGGCATCTTCTGCGCTCAGCGGGACAGACTGTGATAACTGTTGGATAGTCTGTACACCTAGCAACGCATTTTTTCTCCTTTCCGATTCTTTTTTCGAAGCAGTTTCTTCTTGCTGCTTCCCTAGCTGTTGAAGACTCTGGAACCCCGCTAAAAGTGTCGATATACCGTCGTTGGCCATATCAGCCTCCTATATTCTAGATTGAGTTAAAGACTGTCCAGTGCCAACGCCAAGCTGACCGCCGACCCCAGCGCCTTGTGTTCCACCTAACGATCCACCGATGCCTGCACCTGCAGCTCCTAAGATCGCCGGTAATATACCACCCTGTCTAGACCTTGCTGGCGTTGCCCCTGCTATTGTCCCTGGTTGCCCAAGCACTTGCCCTGCCGCACTTAATCTTTGCAGTTGTAATTGTCTTATTCTTTCAGGAAGGGAGAGTCTTGCTTCTTGTATCTGCTGGCCAAATTGCTGTTCTAACCCAGCTTGGTGACCTAGCCCAACTGATGTTGTGCCGAGTCCTCTTCTTGCCATAAGGTCTTGCAGTCTTCTCCTGGCGTCGTCCCTTTGCCCTGCTAGTCCTCTAGTCTCGCGCTCTACCTCTTGCCCTGCAATCTTCTCAGCAGGTGCAGATCCTAAAGATTCCAGCCCTGCCAGTTGTTGTTTCCTGGCCTCTGCCTGCACTGATAAAAGTTGACCTGGGAGCCTTTGCCCTTGTGGTGTCGTTGGCTTACCAAATAGTAGATTCTTATGACCTGTCGCAATTTTGTTAAAAATACCCATTATTATCTCCTAATTTTGAAAACCTACTAGCCATATCTCAAAACTGACCGCTGCACTGCTTGTTAGAAACTCTAGCTTCCCATTAGTCCCTGTCTGTACCCAAGCAGATCCAACCTCACCAGTGTTGCCTTGAATGTTAATCATTGCTGTACTGATGTCCGAGCCATCTGCGCTCATCCAATCTTCTGTATTGTTGCTAGGTCTGAAAGCTATTCTCATTGCCCCGCCCATATCAACTTTAAGGAAAACCATAGTTTGCTTACCGCCAACCCAATGGCTAATATCTAGAGTAGTCCATACTGTTGAGTTAACAGCATATGCCCTCACTGGCGTTCCAACAGGTTGCCATCCATTAGGTAGAATATCATTCTTTACCCACTGGAATACTGAGTAGGTAGCAATATGGTTATCCTTATCATTGTAAAATTTACCCATAACTTTGTTATCGCTAGTATCATAACCATTTTCGCCGGGTGCTGTTGTTAAAATAAGGGGAGTCAATGTAGAGTCATTTGATGTTGATTTAGCATAAACATAATATTCGGTGCCTGTTGCTTCTGCGCTACAACCGGTACAGCCCCATGTCGCTGCTGTAGTGGTCGCAGTCTGCATAAAGTTACCATTGATGGCCATTGTGCAATTACCGATCGAAAGGTTAGCGTTATCTGTTCTAGTAACTTTGCAACCTTCTGCAATTCCCTCTAGGAGTACACCAAAAGCTGTTGTGTCTAAGGCATCTTTTATAATGGTACCACTTTGAATACATTCCCCATCTTGAGAGTTAGCAGCGCTGTAGACGGTATTAAGATCCACATTGTATCTACTCGCCGTGAGTCCGTCTCCAGTTACTACATCAGTTCTACTAATTGCAGTACATGCTGAGGAAACTGCTTTTGATATTAAGATCATAAAAATCAACAGTACAAAATTTCTCATAATTAATTCCTATTTCCATTTTTAGAAAAATCAAGCTGCGCCCTTACCAGTGCCATGTTTGCATTAACAGCTTCCTGGTAAAGACCTATCCTAATATTTTCACCTACTCTGTTAATATCAGACCTGGCAGTTACTATTTTATTTTCCTGGCCAAAGGTTGTTGTGTCGCCAAATACGAAAGTTCCTATAATGATCCCCGTGCTGTCGTCAAATGTATATGTATGTTCCTCTGAGTCTGACAGATCATCGTAATCTATCCACACTTTGATAGTCATAGTATTTCGGGAGAAACTTCTAACTAGAAATTCCCTAAAGTTGAATGAAGCATCAAGATCATCACCGTCAAGCCAAATAGTGTGTGCATAAGCAGAAATAGTATCAATTGCGTTGTTTGAGTCGACATCCGTTCTATCCTCTTTGATAGAGTGAGTGTAAATATATCCACTAGTATCCGCTAAGAATACTGTTTCGTCATTAGCGCTATCTTCTCCGCTTGTCGCATCTACAAAGTTTAGATTAAACTCATAAGGGTAAAATCCCCCGACCTCAAACTGATAAACATAAGCTTTTTTAAAGAATATGTTCCCACCTTCCGCTACAAATGTAATGTATTGGTCTAAAACTGGGTAATAAACAGAGAAAAAGTCGCTAAACTTGCTAGTGTTTACTTGATTTGCCCATCCAGGACGCTTAAATATATCGTCAATGTCGCCATTTGCAAGAGTAATAGGATTATCATCTTTACTAACCATAATTCCATCAATGATTGCCCTCCACCCCTGAGTCGATAACCAAAATACTGCACCGTTTTTAACTTCTATAGTTTCATTGGATACGCAACCTATTTTCTGGTTAAGTGTTACTAGCCGAGCAAAGCCCTCTCTTTCTGAGTAAATATGTGTTGACGTTTTCTTGAATATTACTAGAAATGGATCGAGCACACTGTTGTTATAAAATCCAGTGGCCAGACCCGTAATATCACCGTCTCCTGATATGTTTAAAACTGTTTGGGTAGCAGTGTTGTCGAAAGCATCTGGTAAGTATTGCTCTGAAAACCATACATCGTTTTTAAAGGTGCTATTACCTGCATAGGCAAGCTTTGCATTAAACTCTGTTAGATACTTTGCCCCACCCGCTAAAGGCTTACCGTGTGTTGTTGGTGGTGTTGAGGTATTGCTAGAGTCAACCGTTATGCTATAATTTGTTGTTCCCAACGGCAATTCTGCTATAAACAACGAAGATCCTGAGTCCTTAGACATATATATTCGAATTTTATCGATACTAGAATTAGTTGAGTTGCTTATAATGTTTGTGACTGCTATCTCGCTATCAGGAGTAGCTACCGTAACCGCATCTGCTTTATTGCCATTATTTGTTTCGAATCCTGTTGTACTCGAATAAAAAGTGTATGAAATTTCATATTCCCCATCAGCTATAGAACCAGATGAAACAACAAGTGTAGTAGTTGGTGCTAATGGAGGATCTAGCCCCAGCTTATCGACAACAGTACCATCGTACGACAAAAGCCCGGTTGATCCAGCGGCGACAACGTGCCTATTGTTGAGCGTTAGCCCTCTATGCTTCTCTGTAGCATCTACACCGGAATACACTTCTGTCTTGGCCCCATTCTCATCTATTGAATAGAGGGAAGAACCTGCTTTTGCTATAACATATTTTTCATTATCTACATCTTTAAAAAAGCTTAGAGATTGTAATCCACTTATTGGCGTTGATATAAACCGGGAGAAACCAAATCTAGTGTCTAGACGTTCACTTGTGGCATAAACATTCCTGGCATCACTTAATTTGTTAGCCGTTTCACCGACCCTATAGCTAACAGGTATAGCAAAACTCTTCCATTTGCCTGATGCTCTTTTAGACAACGCCACCTACAGCCCCCAACCATCTGAGTTACCAACAACGTCGCGAACTCTTTTAGAAAGATGCGTCGTCGATGCTGTCCTAGAAATAAAGTTAGATAGGAGTTCTTCATATTTCTGTAGTTTACGCTCTTGACCATCCCTGTCCCTATATTCATAGCCAAGAGAAATAACCCCAGCTTTCAAAACTGGCTTTAACCATTCTGGAATAGTTGGTATGCTAGTTACTACTTGATATAAATCGGTTGGCCTTCTGTAATAGTAAAAACTTAAAGTGTCAGCAGTCGATGGTTTGGGATAAAGCAAAACCTCTTCTTGAGATAATGCCGCCCAGTATTGAGGTGTACCGCTAGAAAAAGCACCTGGGAAAACTAATCTCATTTGATCTTGATCCATATACTTTAACGTTCTATTAGTGGAAGTCTCAAAAAAGATTTCGCCATAAAGTTTTCTAATGTTGTTTGTGTCTTGAACTTCTATTGTGCTTGTGGTGTCTGCTGTAACCGATGCTATAACAGCGGTATTATTACTTATCGTGCTGTAGTAGTAGAAAGCTCCGCCATCCTTACTTACATAAATACGTCTTGCCGTAACAAGAGGCTCTGCTGATACAGGAATTGCAGTAATATTGATAGTCTTGTTCACCGCTGTTGCCGTTACCGTAGCGGATACCGCACTAGCTACCGACTCATTATGTGTCGTTCCTTCATAGAAAGAAACTTTAACAGCATATGTTGATGTGTCTACTAAAGAACCACCGGAAGCGATAGTTGCCGTTGAAGCAATTGGCGCGGAAATAATCAATGTTTGGGCCTCTACACTGGCAGTTAAAACCTTTTTACCCTTAACTTTTAAGAAATCCCAATCGTGTCTAGCGCAAATATCTCGTTGAGTATCATTAAGCCAACCAAGAACCTTGGACTGAAAACCAGTGCTAGCATCACCTAGAAGAGTCGATAACTCAGTTACAAGGCTTGAGCCTGTCCACGAAACGGCCATACCGCCCCCTTTATTTTATTAGTTACCGTAAACTATCAAAGAACCTTTATCGCTATTCCCTACGCCATCAATGTAGACGCTACCTGGAGCTGTTGTAGATCCAGTATCCGAATAATTCTTGTAAACTATTCCATGATCATCGGTAGTTGTTGGAGAGTAGTCTGCGTGTAGAATGTTTTGCAATCCTGTGGCAATCTTGCCAGCGGTTACACTTGCAAATGATAGATCATAAATCTGAATTTTTAGTGTTCCAAAATTGTCATCTTTAATCTTTGTTGCTACTAATGCCATGTATATCCCCTTGATCTGATGCTATTAACGAATAGCAAATAATTCCAATTAGAGATGTTGCAGCGATATGAAAGGGAAAGCTCCCAAGTGAATCAATCAATATCGCTAACAAACATGGTACTAGTATAATACTTTTATTAGCGGTAAATAAAGGCTTAATGATAATCAATAGTAAAATAATCCCTATTATCCCAAAAGCTATATAGAACTCAAGGTATTCATTGTGAGTTTGGAGAAATATTTTTCTCGCTTGAAAGTATTTATTATAGTTATCCCCAAAGAACCCAAGACCCCTACCAATCCACATATCAAGACCTGATGACCATCCAACAGTATTCTGCCAAACCTCAAATCTACCTGAATCTTGTACGAATTTACTGCCGTAAGCGATTATGAGATTATAACCAACTAACAAAGTCAACCCAACAGATATAAACATAAACTTTAGATTTGCGCGGTATTTCAATAGAAAATAGGACACTGTCGCCACTATTGTCGATAGATATATCATGGAACTGTCGGACAAATAGACGCCGTATAAGGCGATAGGTAGTAAAAATACCCACTTTTTTCTAGTTAACGTCGTCAAAGTTATTGGAATCATTACACCGGATATCGTTCTGTTGCCGATGCTGCCGATTATGTCAGTTTCATGGCCAGTAAACGGAACCGCCGTGCCCTCTCCCATATATAGTTTCGTAAACCTTCCTGGATAGCAAATGTCAAAGTAGATTTGATAAGGGTCAATGCCGAAACTATTGAGAATCAACCATACTGATTGAATTATACAAGCAATTGCCATTGCATTATAAATAACTCTTTTATTTATTTGCCTAGAATTGCCTAGAAACTGTGATAAAAGCATAAACCCCGCATTTAGGCAGAAGAATTGATATAAAACTGCATCGGATGTGGGTAAGTATTGACGAAAAAACGAGTAAATCGATAGTACCCCCATCGGGATAATAATTAGCTTAAATCTTTTTAGTGGATTCTCTTGATAACCGAAAAGGATAACTGAGAGATAGACCAGTGCCATAAATAGCGTATCCTGCCCGAATCGAACATCTGCACCGTTATATATCCTAAAATAAAGAGGGAGGCAGATAATCGCTGCCCCCCAATAAAGTGAAAAAATCACTAACTAGAGAAGATTAATAAATACTGGGACATTTGCTGTTGCACTTGAATGGTCCATGAAGACACCAACATCATGCAAAAAAGCAGGATCCGTTTTAGCAACGACTGCGCCAACAGCTCTAACCGATCCGGCAGTGTTGTTATCCATGTAAGCTGGCTCACCTGGAGTCGCTACAGTAGAAGAACCTGGAGCATAAGTTACACTTCCAACACCGTATACCTGGCATTTACCAGAAGCGCCTTCTGCAATAGCTTCAGCAGCTACACACAAAGGTTTTTTGTAAACAGATGTGGTCGTGGTGGCGTACATGCCATTGTCAGCACTTTCGGAAGTGTCAACTACCACAACTTGACCTGCGGCGATAGAGCCGGTTGCCGAATAAATTCTTACAAAAATGTTGTCTTGGTAGTTGACAGTCCCTGTATTTGTTCGATCACTTGAAAATGAATTTGCGATAATACCAAAGGCATTAAGTGACAAAAGCATTGTAAACACTAAAACTAAACTTTTCATTCTATCCTCCTATTAAGATGCTACTGTAATGTCGTCAAGTTTACCTTGATATCGTCTGTTGTTGCAAACTAAATTCCCCATCCAAAAGATCCTCATTAACATTGAGTTAGATGTTTCCAATCTTTCGATTGTTTCTTTTCTCATGTTTTCTTCGCGGTGGACTGCTAGGAAGAGGTAATCTTCATTTAGGAAATACATTGCACCCGCTTCCATGTGCGAATCGACAACAACCGGGATTCCATTGAAGGTTAAAATATTTTCAAAACCTAATTGGTTCATTTCCTCAGATACTAGTCTTTGGTGTGGTTGGTATAATGCCCATAATTGGTCATGTACATTCTGCCTACAGGTAACCAAGGTAGGACTGTCATTGTCTTGTGTACAAGCGCCATAGGCGCGTTGCATTCTTGACAATGCTAGAGCTTCTGCTGTTCCAGATGTTGCTCCGGTAATAATCTGAGCGATCCAATTAGGAGAGTCGGCTACAACAATTCCACCATAGGTAGAACTTGTTGACAAAGCAGCTTGAAAACCTGTGATGTCTTTAGAATCATTTCCAGTTCCATCAGAGAATAGACCATCGGCCAGATTTTCTCTAAATTGCTTTTCGGCAATCTTTACCTTAGATGCGATCAAGTTTAGCTTTGCAGCATCGCCATTGTTTTGCAGCATCTCTCTTCGAGAGATTCTAATAGGCTCGTAGTATTGTTTCCACTCATACTCAGCCGCTGTGATGTTGTCTGTTCTGGAAGTATCAAGAGCATCAAGATCACTAAATGATCCACCAAGACCTGGCTCAGAGTTGATGATAGGGGCGATAATCTTTACGCCACCATCTTTTAATTGCATCTTGTCTGGTCGTGACATTCTGGCCAAAATTGCGTTTGAATTGTAAATATTGTCAGCAAGAGTCTTTAAAAAAAGATTCTCAGTAATTGCTGTTATTTGGTTGTATGAAAGTGACATTACTCCTCCTTAGAGTTTTCTCAATAATTTGTTAACAGTTTCAAAATGGTTAACCACCCTCGATCTGCTTCTACTGCTTCCTGGTGATACCCCTTCTGGTACCTTAGCAATCGATCCAATCGTCGGAGATTTCTTAGTCTTGTTTTTAGTCGCCATTAGTTTCAGTTTCGACTCGTAAAGCTTATTGATATCGGAGCCGTGTTTCGATAGGAACACTTCTCTAAAGCTTTTGTCGCCCTGTTGCCATGTCTCCTTTAAACCATCCCAGTTAGGTTTAAGACCTAAAGCGCTAACAGCTTTAAACTCACTCTTTACACTTTCCATTTCAGAATCAAGCCCACGAAGTATAGACGAGTTTTCTGTTTGCTTACTCTGTTCTTTTAATTCTTCAAGCTGTTGTGTAAGTTGAGCTATTTGATTGTTAACTACTGGGTTACTCATAAATCTAGTTTGAGTATTGAATTTGTCCTGGATTTGATCGTAGAAATCAGGGTCATCCTGTCTGATCGCATCTAAGGCAAAGTCCCACTGCTGTTTCTGTTTGATTTGCTCATTAAACTCAACCTTCTGCTCATCGAATTGCTTGAACTCTTGCTGAAGCTGGTCCACCGCTGTCGTGTACTCTTTTTCAGTTTCCTTCGATTGTTCGGCAAGCTTTTGAGTCTTTTGAGTGTAATCAAACCCCTGTTGTACCAATTCCTTAATTTTGTCGCCCTCGATTGTTACCTTTTCGCCTTTGTGGTCGATGATCATTTTAGAGACGTCGCCAGTAGTTTCCTGGGTCTCTTCGTCTTCTTCTTTGATCTCGCCATCATTAAGCTTTTTCATGATCTCTTCTGTAGTCAGCTCTTTGTCCTCAGATTCCCCTTTGGGTTGATCCTCAACGGACTTATCGCTACCTTTGTCAAGATCCTGTAGGACGTCTTGAACCATGGAATTGTAGTCGGTATCTCTGCTCGTCTTAGTGGTTTTCTTCATGTTCTTCGCTGGTGCTACCGATTCATCCGGTTTTCCCATTGCTTCTGATAAAAGTTCCTCTAAGTTGTCAGTGCTACCTTCTTGCTCCATTGCGGCATTTTCATTTGATTCTATTTGTTGTATTTCCATTGTCTCCCCTTGGTTGCTCACAAGTGTCGTGAGTCCGTTAATATATAGTACGATATTAGTACATACATTACAAGGGTTAGCAAACTGGGATAAAGTTAGTAGAAGATAGCCCTAAGCATTGGAGGGTAAGATGAAACTAAAGAGCATCAAAAAAAAGAACAGTAAACCGAGAGTTAGAATTTGCTATCGCTGTGGCTGTAAACTTCGCGGCAACCACCATGCAGAAGTCCGCTATGAGGGTATAGACCATACTTTTATAATGCATAAGGAATGTGCCGATATTGAAAAACTTGGCATTGATTTTCCCGTGGTTGAACTATTCCAACAAAAAGCTGGTGAGAAAAAACCGCTAAATAACAACATTACTCAAGAAGTTCGAAACATCTTAACGTCATTAAACCGCAGGAGGTCACTATGCAAGATTACGAAACACACAAAGAAAAAGCTCTACTCACACCAAATCAAGTTTGCACAATCCTTAACATTAGAATGTCCAAATTTAGATCAATGATCTTTAGAAATGAGCTACCGGTAATAAGACTTGGTCGTCTTCTTAGAATCGATAAGAATGAACTTCCAAAATGGATTGAGAGCAAGGAGAACAACCTATGAATAATTTAGACGTTCCTAAAAGAAGGAGGAATAGTGGTCACCGAGGAAAAACATAGCAGCGATAGCCTTGAACACAATTTAAAATTAATACTAGAGATGGTCAAAAGCCCCGCACATTTCACTAATGTTTGCCCTATTTGCGCAAACCCCTTCATGAAAACAAGCGACGACACTTACCAAGAGTTTATGTGTGGGCATATAACCCGAATAGGATATGTCTATTTCTCTAAGATAACGGACCCATTCTCTTTTGAAGACTAAACAACTGGCGGCGGTGCGACCCCTTGTCCATCCATAGACTCAGGGGCGACGCCTAGCTGAGCTTTTAACTGCTCATTTTCCGCCGCTAGCGCCTCTGCTGTGGCCTGCAATTCATCTTGCTGGGCCAAATCTTCTAGTATCTTATTCTTAGACGGTAGATCTGTTACTTCGAAGTATGTCTTCGGAAGTATAGCACCGGTCTGTAGTAATTGAGTCATGCTTTGGAGGATAGCTTCTTTAGTTATCCCTGCTGATGTGCCTGGTACCAACTTAAGTTTGTAATCAAGCTTTTGAATGTCATCTGGTCTAAAGTCGATAAACTGTATCTGCCCTGACTTATCGTAGACTCTCAAGGTTCTTTCGACTGACCAATAGTGGACAATCCTTGAAGCAACAAGTTTTCCTTCCCTTAGCAGAGAGTATTCTTCCAGGTAGCGACTCTTTAATCTTACTCGGCCTACCGCCTGCTCTTGTAATGCAGTAATAGCAGATGCGGCTGTAATACCGCCTGGCTGGCGTCCTTGAGTTACTTCGTGTATACCTGATATCGCCTCCATTGATTCACGATTAGCGTTCTTGCTAATGCCAAGCTGTGGACTAATCTGGCCAGGAGGAATTCTACTAACTTCCGTTCCAACTTTTTTAGTGATGACAATTCCCTCATCGTTAGTGAGGGTAGTTTCATCAACGCCAGATTCTTTGTCTAAAACCCAACCGCTATTTGCGTTAAGCCTTAGCCCTTTATATTCCGACCAATCCAGGTCATTGTACATCTTTTGTGCGTCGATTATGTTCTTAAGCTCCCCTGTTCCATAGACGGATTCTGCTGATTTATAGCAATAGAAAGGAACTAATGGGATCATACCATCACCAACAGGTGACTCATCATCAAACAATATTAGCTCACCCGTCCTAATGATTAGCCTTAGATTGTGAGAATATTTTGGTCTTTGCCCCTTTGGATTCTCTTCTTCTAGCATATCGTGCATTTCTAGATGATCTTGCAATATTGCAAATGATAGACCTAATACGGGGTCGGTTGTCATCTCGCCAGTTTCCGGGTCTTGCACTGGTATCTGCAATTGCGCTTCTATCTGCGCCGCTAGAGCTTCATGAGCTTCCTTGTGAGCAGCGTGATCCTCGTACTTATGAACATCAGGGTTGACCCCGTTCATGATCTCCTCGGTCTCCTTTTCTATCTCCTCTTGGGTTTCCTCTTCGTCGATCTTCTCCATGCTATAATCTTTTAACCAAACCTCTTCTACGGTGATGAAGTTGTCAGATCTAAACCTGTCAGTTTCGCTAACATAACCGGTTGTCCCACCAATACCATCCCACAAGCTTGGATCAAGCCCATCGGATTGCGTGTCTGCTCTATTTTCATCGAGATGTGATATCTCATCAATTTCATCTGCTTTATTAGGATACTTGCGCTTTAACTCTTCCCTCCTGATAGGCATCTTTATAATAGCATAACCAGCTTGATCTATTTCATCCGCTGTTGGGTCAATGAATACATATCGCCAATTGACATTTTTAATCAAAATAGAGCCTTCACCATTTGAGCCATCTGGGTCATAGTCTACATAGTGCCACCCTGTACCTGTTTTAAGCATAGCTCGAACAGCTTCAGAAACTTTTAATTGCTGATCTTGCTCCTCAAAGACATACTGCATTGCAGATTCCAACACTTTCGCATCTTCCATTTGTTCAGGCTGTTGAGGTATGACTGAGCTTGAAGGTCTTGTATCTGTTAAGATAGGGATTTCACCCTCAACAATAGAAAAACACCAATTTTTGGCCGGTCGCTCTGTTGCAAATTTCCAATGATTTCCTTCATAGAAGCGCTCTTGCTCTATCCATTTGCTCACAAACCGCTTTTTATACTCGTTAGCTTCTTTGAATAGGTCGTCTATCTTTTGATTAATTTCTCTCTCTTTGTCGTTAGCCATTTAATTTGACTCCTGAGATGTGATTGAATAGAATTTGTACTATTATAATACTATTCACTTAGAGTAATAGAGTCAATGGAGGTTTTATGATCAAATGTAGTCACGACGAGCTAGTTAAGATAGGCGAACTCAAGCCACACCCCGACAATCCGAACTCCCACGACAGCAAGCAGATCAAGTTGCTTGCAAAGATCATGAAGCACCAAGGTTGGCGAAATCCCATTACTGTGTCCAATCAATCGGGTTTTATAGTAACTGGCCACGGCAGACTGCTTGCTGCAAAGAAAAATAAAGACAAGGTGGTGCCTGTGGACTACCAGGACTTCGACAACGACGGTGACGAATACGCCCACATGATTGCAGACAATAAGTTGGCAGAGCTGGCAGAATTGGATTTAGGCATGGTAGGGCTCGGCATACTGGACCTAGGGCCAGACTTTGACCTTGAATTACTTGGGATCCCTGGTTTTGAAGCTGATGTTGACGGTTTCTCCGAGGACCCGAAAGAAAAAGAACTTGATGAGGGCATCCATACCGATAGCGAATGTCCTTCCTGTGGTTACAAGTGGTAGCTCCAACAGTAATAAGTACATTTTGTGGCACCGGTGGGAGCTCTCTTGGTTATAAATGGGCCGGATTCAAAGAGCTCCTAGCGGTAGATTTTGAATCTCATGCTGTTGAGTGTTTTAGAATGAATTTCCCAGAAGTTCCTGTCTGGCATAAATCAGTTACAGACATCACAGGGCAGCAGATAATGGACTTTTGCGGTATCAAGCCTGGAGAGTTAGATGTATTCGACGGTTCGCCACCATGTCAGGGATTTTCTACCGCTGGCAAGAGAATAGTCAGCGATTCAAGAAATGACTTGTTTCAACACTACGTTAGACTGACCCATGAGCTACAGCCTAAAGTTTTTGTTATGGAGAATGTCACAGGGATGGCCAAGGGCAAAATGAGAGGTAAATTTATTGAGATAATGCAGACACTGAAAGGGTTGAATTATCGAGTCAAATGTAAACAGATGAATAGTAAATATTATAATGTGCCCCAGAGTAGGGAACGGTTGATATTCATAGGAGTTAGAAAAGATTTAGAGAGAGGCCCGGTTTATCCGATAGCTAGTAAAAAACTGATACCAATAAGAGATATCATACCAGACATTGATGGACACCACCGAGGTCAATTTGACAAAAAGATCAAAGGGGTTGGGTCGGTTGCCTATACCCTAACAAAGACACCATCGATGAAATTCATTCGTAAAGGTGAAGAATGTACTCCAACAAAAGTTGAACTATTGAGGTTGTGTAGTTTTCCGGAAGAATGGAAAATGAAGGGTACTGGTTCAGGAACTACCGCACTCGCTTGCAAGAAGAACGGTTTTAGGCATATTGGCATCGAACAGACCGAAGAACATTACGATATAGCAACAAAAAGGATAGAGCATGATCAGACGAATCGGGTATGAGTTTTCAAACGGAGAGAAGCGGCACTACCTTGAAGGTTCAGCGGAGGAGCAATCTGCTGAGTACTGTAAGAAAGAGAATACTCGCGTAGTTCGCGTGTTTGACGGTGGTCTACCATGCTTTGCTCAAGTAGGGCAAAAAAGGGGAGACAATAACATAGAAGGCTGGAACCCCGCACTGGGTGAGTATGTCACGAGTAAGACGCACTACAAAAGGCTCTGTAAAGAAAAGGGACTAACGCCTGTAGGTAATGAGAAGCTTAAGACTAAAGACTTAACTAAGGAGGATAAATATTTTACAGATAGTGCCATCAAAGAGATTAAAAATATGGGTGCTGATGTATCCGATAGCGAGATTGATTCACTTAAAGAAATTTAATATCTCCTACCGCATTGACTACTTTCACGAAAATCTCCTTTCACTATGGACCATTTTGTCCAATACCGTGTCTTTATTGTACCCATCAAAATAGTCTATTTTACATACCTCTGGACTAGACCCGACGCATATACCGCCTTCTGGCAAGTGGCCCACTGTTTCCGTTGCCAATATGGAAAGTTTGCCGTTGACAATACGTAACGGGATATAGACCGCTCCCACTTCACCATAACTTCTAATTATGAAATATTTGCCCATTTATTCTTCCCCGAAAGTTAGCTCTTCTTGCCCTGCCATTAACCTATTCTTGTCCTTGTTCGGTACATATGCCTTATTTAACTTACGTTTAATTACATCAATTGATCCGCCCTCTTCAATATCTATTTCGAACTCCGCATCAGATGCAGCGAAAGACTTTATAGCAATATCTTTCTCGTTTACCCACCAGGGGAAAAAGGCTATCTTGTAATTTTCAAACAACCCCTCAAATATCTTTTTAAGCTTGCCTATTTTCTCACTACACAACTTTTTGTCTTTTAGAAAAACCATCAACCTTTTTGAACCACCAAGATTATACGCTTTTATTGCCATTTCTTTTTTGTCAAACATTATTTCCCCTTTTCTGATCTTACTTTATAACTACAAGTTAAAACTATAATTATTGTACAAAAGATAGATGCAATAGTATTTATAAACACCATTAAAAACAGTTTATTCAACGCTTCCATCCCAATCATTCCTTGCTCCCTATTCCCTTTTGCAAAGGTCTGAGCGTATCAATTTTCCTATATTTTGGCATTGGTAACTTTTTATTGACTAACTGCTGTGCCATTCCTTTTGTCTTCCCATTGTCTATTAACCAGTTAAGCAAGCATTCTCTGGCCTTTAAAATATCACTCACCTCTTTATCTAATTTCATTAAACACTCTCCTCGCTTTGCATGTTTATCAACATTCTATAACCTAATGTCGATCGTAAATCCATTTCTTCGTAGGGTTTAATCCCAATATAGACACGTTCTTGATTCTCATCGCTAGTTATCATTTTTAATTCAGTACCGTATTCTATATATTTGTCATCAATTCCCAAAAGATCACATATGCAATCATCCACACATTTTATTCTGTTGGACACATCCAATTTCTTTGACCTGCCATCTTTGCGGCAAATTTTTTTTTTGTGGAATAGGAATATTCTTTCAAAAGATAGGGTATTGCCAGCATCTACCCAAACCTTTGCCATTTCGGAAAACCCCTTAAGAAGTTGAAAGTTGACTAGCTGATAGCCATTTACAAGATCAATATACTCTTTGTACTTGTCAGTCTTGACCATTTTTGAGTGCTCTCCTGTTCTAACTGATCGGTATGCTCTATTTACTGAAATGGGCATGGGAAAATCTTTTATGATCATTTGTCGTTCCTTGAACTAAATAAATAATACTGCCTAATCCTGGTTATAACTTCTATCTGTTCTTTTTTATCCAGATGTTTAAATCTCGGCTCATTTATCTTGTTGACAACCATCTGCTCACAAAGGTGTTTAACTGTACCCTCTTGAGACGCCATAATATCAAAACCTTTGTATTGATGTGCAGGAAAGTTTTGTAGTTTCTCTTTTGAACCCTCTACGCCGTTCATACTATATTCCATAAATATATGGTTGTATGAAAATGTTACACTGTAAAGGTTTTTACTCTGTAATCCGACAAAAGAGTGGATGAGAAAATCCGGCCTTGTCCCATGCTTCAATGACCGGAATGGTTATCTCTTTATTTGCTACATAAACTTTAGAAAATTTTAAAACACAATCGTCTGGCTTATGACTTAGTATTTTATAGAATCCATTTTCAGCGACTACAAGGTAATACCTTTCCACTGGATGAATCATTCTACCCCCCCCCTATTCGTCTTGGTAAAATTTGAATAATATATTGTCTTTTTCTAAAACGTCCATACGCTGTTGTAACAATACCATACTTTTACCTTGAGTTTTAATAATAATTCCATTATGAATACCTAAAACTACTGAATGGTTAACAAAATTCAAAAACATTGAAAAACTTAAAGAAAGTTACGAAGAAGAGTATTAATATCGTTGCTATTATTACTAGTGTTAAAAATTTATAAATCATTTTACATCCCCCTCGTTCTATGTTTCATTTCCTGTATTTCACTCATCACTTCCCCTTATACTTTTCAATAACTGCCATGGTTGGTTTGAACTTTTTATCGTAGCTAGTCATTATTCTATATATTTGTCATCAATTCCCACACATTTTCATTATAAACTCTTTGCCTTCGATTATATCGCCCATAAGCATGGCAATAATTAAAACTATTAAGAGTACCCCAACAATGAATCCTAAAACAAAATTACCATCTCCCATCACTCCTCCTTGTACTTTTCAAGAGTCTTCGCCAAAGCTGCCAGGTCTTCCCAATAAGCGAACCGTGGTTTGTCCGGCATACTATAATTAACAGCAATAAAGTTACACAAAGTCTCCGCAGTAGACTCGACCTCTTTTTTTAACTCCCTGATCTCGGAGTTTTTGGCTTTGATTGTTTCGTCTTTTTTGGCAATATCCTCGGCGTGGAATTGCTTTGCAAACTCGACAGCAATGCAATCATAAACAACCCTTTCGTCTCCCGTGGTGACAAACATCTCCTTGTCATCTTGCAAAGAGAGCCACCATCGTAGGTTCTTGTTGGTCTGCCATTCTTTTGGATAGTCTTTAGTTTCCATTATTTCACCTCCAAGGCTTTAAGCGCCGCGATCAGCTCATAAATTTCTTTGTCTGACATTTCATCGTAATTAATCATCACTCCTCCTTGTACTTTTCAATAACCGGACTCACACAGGCTATTCTTTAATATCAGTCAGAGCCAGGGCCAGAGCCATCGCCAGAGCCATCGCCAGAGCCATATCTAGAGCTAGAGCCAGAGCCATAGCCATATCCATGGCCAGAGCCTGAGCCATAGCCAGAGCCATCGCCATATCCATGGCTAGAGCCAGAGCCATAGCCAGAGCCTGAGCCATATCCATGGCCAGAGCCAAGGCCAGAAAAGTCATCCGGTTGGATTATTACTTCTTCCATACTTCACTCGTTAAATTCATAATTCTCTCCATTTTTAAAAGTTAGTAGTTGTTTATTCGCCAGCTCCATCGCCATAGCCATAGCCATAGCCATCGCCATCTCCAAATCCAAATCCAGATCCAAATCCATCTCCATATCCATATCCAGATCCAAATCCATATCCAAATCCATATCCAGATGCAGATGCAGCTCCATGGCCAGAGCCTGAGCCATAGCCAGAGCCTGAGCCATATCCATGGCTAGAGCCAGAGCCATAGCCAGAGCCTGAGCCATATCCATGGCCAGAGCCAAGGCCAGAAAAGTCATCCGGTTGGATTATTACTTCTTCCATACTTCAC